CTTGCTCAGTAGCCGTATGAACACCACCACCTGCAGCAGCAGTAATGATTACTGCAATTCCTCTTTCCGCATCTTTTGCAGAAGCAGCAAGCTTAATGTTATCGGCATCAACTCTAATAACATAATAGTCAGTAGCAAGAGCTAAACCAGCAGGTAAAACACCAGTAGTAGTTAATCGAACTACCTCTCCAGTCTCTAATCCATGAGCGGTTTCGTTAATGCTATCTGTACCTACGGTTACATCGCCATCGGCAAAACCAAAGATTACACTACCAGCCTCTGCTGGTGTGTGGTGCGTAATTAATGCACCAGATTCTCCAGACCTAACAAAAGCACCCACGCTATGCGTATCGTCAATTGTTTCAAAATCTGTAGTATCAAAAATTAAATGATCTAAAGACATATTTTAACCCTCCTATATAGTACTATATGCTTAGTGTAAAGATTATCATTATGCATAGTTAACTCTTATATAATGAAATAACTTCAACAATTTGATTATCTTTGCTTAATTGCATATAAATAGTTGAATTTATTGGCTGGTTTAGGGAATCTGAATCAAAAATAGTACCTCTAGTATGGGTCCAATATTTGGTATTTGTCTGTCCAATACCAATGGCGATGCGACCTTTTGCTGAGTCATCTCGAACTCTTATAAAATATCTCTTAGTACCATCAGGTAAATTTATAGCAAATTCTATATTAGCATTGGCAACTACAATATTTTGTATATCTTGCCTATCAGGAGTGGTATCTAGAGTTACAGAAAAAGTACCATCAACAGGAAGGGGATTGTTTACGGTATAGCCATCGCCTAGCTTGTCTACTAGAAAGGTTCTTAGGGCGACTGTAGGTTCAAATTCATACACTGCAGCCCATTGGTCGTTTTCGGGTATAGTTCTTTTAGGCTGCTCCTCTGCCTCTATAAAAGCATTGTCAGCTACAGTGTAAGAACTGATATCCTGTCTTACATTTAAATTATCTATTTTACGTTTTTTATTGTCTACTAAAGGGCCGACAACGATTGTTGTCAAGGAAGGTACTCTTTTAATTTCTAGTCTAAGGCGTGGCTGGGTATCGGATTTAATCCAAACTACTTGCTTTGTTTTAAAGCATTCAACTGAACTAACTGTAATGAGACCGTTTTCGCCACCGTCTGCCGTAAAAGCAGCAGGGCCTTGTCGAGTCCATTTCTTCTCGATTGCCATACCTGTCCAAACCTAATTGTGACACCCTTGCCACAATATCACATTTAAGTGATTACTTTTTTTTCTTGTCGTTTTCGGAACCTAGTATAGATCTAATCTTTTTAAATATAGGTTGACCGTAAACCACTTCTGCATTTTCTACAATTGACATTAACTCTGTAATACCAACTATACTTGCAGCAATTTTGCTAATTGGTAAAGCACCGCCTAGCATATAAACTTCAACTAAATAAGCCGACATAATTACTATTTGATAGACTGCGATTTTGCTAACTGTTCTTCTAAAAACAGAAGAGGAGATCTTGTCTCCTCTTTTTTTGGCTGCCATCATGCCAGTTATTAAATCACATATAATAAGAAAACCTGCAGCCATCATGACCGCATAGATAGGTGCAAATACTGCTATTACACTGGCCAAGACCGCTTTAATCCAAGTTTCCATTAAACACCAACGGTTAAGGCAGGTTAACGCCATCACCTTCATCTTGCGCACCACCTTCATCAGAAGCGTGTGTACCCATGTAAGTGACTTGAATTCTAGAAGTTTGACGAGCTTGATATCCAGTAGAATAAGAAATCGGAATACAGTTTTGTACGGTTAAAATAGGATTAGCATCATTTTGTTGTCTGTCGATAACTGCTAAGGTTACATACTCAAGTTGCAAGAGATCTTGTAACTTAGGCATCTTAGGTAGAACGTGTCCACCATTGCCAATTAGTCGAAAACCTGAACAGTTTACAGTCACGGCTTCATAAGAAGTATGAGTGATTTCTGAAGGACTGTAACGACCAAGAATATGGATAGGTTCAGCACCTACGTTGACAGCATAGCTAACACTATCGAAAATTCCGACAAGAACATCGTCTACATAAACCTTAGCTCTTGCTCCTGTCATTACTGTTTGTGGATTGCCTGCCATTTTATTTCTCCTTAAATCCTAAAATTAAGCTTCGCTTTGTACTTGGCTGATTTCTATGTTAATAGGGATGAATAAGATTGCAGTAGCAAGCTTAATTTCAACTCCAATTTCCATGATTGGTCCACTGATTCTAACTCTAGCATTTTTATAACCAAGAGGAGCATCACTACTAGCAGCAATTAACTTTTGCTTTTTGTAGGAGTCCATCTTAGATGCTAAGAAAGAAAGTGCAGTAGACGCATCCACATCTGCAAGAGATTGACCTACGAAAGCTACTTGATAGCTATCGGCCAAGTCTAGAGATACAAGATCAGCAGCATACATTGCTTGAATTGAATTGTATACAAAGTTTGTGTCAATACCATAAGTTGTTTGATCTACTACGAACTTATTACCAACAACAGCTTTCTCTAAAAAGAGAAGTCCAGCATCAATAGCAGTTTCGATATCCCCAGGACTACCTGAGTCAAAACCAGAAGGGTCAGTAAAGCTAATTACATTAGCAAACTTATTAGTGATTGACTTATAAAAACCAGCGGCTTGCATTCCGGCAGCAATACATGCTGTATGCCATGGTGCAAAACTTACAATTGCACCAGCCGAATTAACTTGACTAGTTTTTTGCATGGTCAATGAAATACGAGCATTAGCTAAAGATCCAGATCTAGCCTTTGCATCTGCAAAACTACCTTCGTAGCTACAGAAACCAAGTCTATGTTTCTTAATCTTAGCTGTAGACATCTTAAGAACGTGATTCTTAACTAAAGCATTTACAGCATCAATAGTGTAAGTAGAGCTAGAGTCAGTCAATCCATCAGCGATATCGTTAGTAGCATCTCTAGACATTAAAGGAATAACGAAGTTTGTATCGATACCTTCAAGATCATCAATTGCAGCAACTACATCAGCAGCAGTAGTCGCACCGCGACCTCCACCAGTTAAGAAAGTCTTTACGTTGACATCAGGTAAACCCTGAGTAGCTGTTGCGGTAAAATCAAGGGCTGCACTTTGAGCAGCAGCTTGAGCAAACCTATGGGCAGCTACTTTAATGCGACCAGGCATAATGCCAGAGTCAGTAGAGCAAATACCAGCGGCAGTTACATCATCTAAAGTTGTAGGATTAAGTTGTCCAGCACTAGATGTAGCAACTGCAGTATAACCAGTTTGTGAATTGATAAAGTCTGCAAGGTCTGACATTATATTATGCTCAGCTAAATTAATAGACAAGCTAGCACCAGCACCACCTGTTACAACAGTAGTAAGTGCAGAGTCTGTAATAGTTGCCGTAGCAGTAGTACCCTCGTAACCAATAGTTAAACCAACTTCAGCAGAAACAAGAAAAGATTCATTAGTGCCAGTGTCTTGACGATTAATGTCAAGTTGAACTTCAGGCTCGGCAGCAGAAGAGATTAAATCTTCAGCATGTCCAAGTAAAGCAAGATCACCAGGATTAGAATCGATAAGCTCTAAGCTTTTTCCGTATCCTTTACTATTAGCAGCAGCATCAGCATCTACAGTAAGTTTTAAACTATTACTAGCAGTACCTTCAGAAGCAGTCATACCAGCAGGTAACAAAGCGTTAAGTTCTACAAGCAAGGTTGTCATATCTGCATGGTTAGCAGGTACAGCACTTAAAGTAATTACAGTTTCCGCTCCACCATCAGTTCTTAAGGTAAACTCAGCACTATCAAGTGTAGCACCAAAAGAACCAATTACAGAACCAGTTATTTCAGGAGCAGATTCTTCAATTGACTGAGAAACAGAAAAGGAGTATTTATTTCCATCTATTCCGTAGTTTTGATCTGCAAGACTTCCATATGCCGTAGCTATATTTGCTGAAGCTTTAGCACCTTGATTCGTTTTTGCAATATAAATTCTATTTGCAGAACCAGTGATATTAGCATCAGAGCTTGGAGATGAAAGAGCCCTAAAAGCATCAACTATAGGTCCACTTAAGTACTTATTAGTCACGCGATCAAGCTGATCTGGTGTGAAAAAGTTATCCTTTAACAAGTCTCCGTTCGCATCGATACCTTGAACTGCAGCACCGCCAGCAGCTTCACCAATAATAACAATGTTACCGGAACTTGCTACTCCAACAGGCGTAGATTTTACCTTTACGTCAAAGTAAGCTCCAGGCCTATTTGTATTAACAAATGAGGTAGTTATTCTCTGAGCCATTTTTTACATCTCCTTTTATAACTTATAGCCAAAATTTTCAATGCCCTTGTCGAATTTTTCTGGTTGATCAAAGCCAGCAGCTTTAAAATGTAACCAGATAACTCCTTCTAAACTAGGGTCAAGTTTCAATTGTCTTTTAATTTTAACAAAATAATTTCTAAACTCTTTGCGAACTTCATCTTCACGAAGTGGGCGAGCAGTTTTGATTACTTTTGTTTTCTCTCTATTTTCTTTATTATCAGTAGTCATATTAATACCCCTTCATTCCAGTACCACCACTTTGAGGCTTCATTTGCTCAACTGGTGCTGTAGGTTCTTGTGGTTTCATTTGACCTGCCATTTTCTTAAGTTTATTCTTTTTCTCTTCTTTAGAAGATTGCTTTTCTTCTATATCGGCTTTTTTCTCACAACTTTTTGCAAGAAATTCATAAACCTTTTCAATTCCATCTTTAGTAGCAACTTCAGACTTAGCCATCTTTTTGTTTCTACGATTAGTAGCAGCTTCAGTCGCAGATCGTGAACGCCTTCTATAGGCTTCAATCTTAGCATGTTGTTTAGAACCAAGTCCTTGATCTCCAGATTCAGTTTGAATCTTAGCTCTAGCTTTTTGTTCTTTAGATGATAATTCTTCGCCAGTTTTCATATCTTTTACAGACTTACCTAAAGCACCGTGAACATACTCGCCACTTTGATCAAGTTTTTTATCTTCTTCATCGGTCATTTCTTCAACGCGACTAGAATCTTTCTTTTTCTTTTTCTTTTTCTTAGAGGCTGATTCAGACTTTGCATATTTAGAAAATTTATCGTTTTCATCGTCTTTATCATCATCTTCGTCGTAATCTTCTTCTTCAGTTTCTTCTTCAACTTCTTCTTCAACTTCATCTTCGTCGCTAGATTCGGCTGATCCAAAATCAGACTCTTCATCTGACTCAGACTCTTCGTCCATATCTTCAGCTTCTACGTGCTCTTCATTCTCATCACTTATTGAGCCTTCTCCGGCTTTCTTTTTGTTTTTCTTAGTATCAGAGTTTTCAATATCAGCATTGGCTAAATATTCAGGAGTTTCAGCATCATCATTATTAGGTTCTTCACCAGCTTCAATTTCATGAGCAGTGTTAGATTTGGTTAAAATACTATTCTTAAGCATTTCATGAGCTTTAGCTAAGACAGCCCTAGCCGCCTCTTCCTTTGTATAAACCTTGTCTTCTTTTTTACTCATATGGTTATCCTTATGATTGTTCTAGCTAATAGTAAAGATTAGTATTGTAGCTACCTTTTCTTATTACTAGAACCCTCCACATAGTTAACTTCTCGCTTTTCCATTACACTTTTTTGAAATTTTTTCAATTTATTAATACCCTTTTCAGACTTAGGAAGATCTGGTTTAGGCATACCCTTTAACTCTGTAAGTTTGCGTTTAGAGGCAGCTTTTGCAGCAGCATTAGTATCATCAGCTATTTCTTCTTTGGTTTTATTTCCACCTACAGAAGTAGCTTGTTTTATTTGTTTACCATATCTAGCCCAATGGCCCATATGAGATTTGCCTTTAACATCTTCAGATCGGTATTTGCCGTTCTTGCCTTTGCTGGTAAGTTTTCTTTCAAAAGCTGTATGAACACCTTTGATAGTTTTTATCATGTCACTTACGAATGCTTCAGACTTAGGAAGATCTGGCTTAGGTGCTCTTTTTAAATGTTCTAATGTATTTTTAGCATCTTCTTTAGGCTGTGATGCCCATTGACCTGGGTTTCTAACCTTATGTCCTCGTGAGGATTCACCAGGCCCTTTTGATCTAGGAAAAGGTTTGTTAATACCATAACTGTGGCTACTTCTTGGATCATCTGGATAGGTATATTTTTTGCCACCAATTTCACCAGTTTTTCTATTTTCATTCATTCTTTTTACATGAGCCCTACTAGCCAAAGCCTGTCGTCGCTTTTTCTCATCACCCTTAGCTTTATTCATAATATTAGCTTTTTTAGATGGGATTTTATCTGGGTCTA